CTTTTATGGGCGGGCCCAGCAGCAACGCACCAATGAACTTGGGGTTTGCTGACGTCGTCCCCTTTTTGGGAACTGCCCTTGGGGTTGACGAGGGGGCCAGAGACCTTGGCCACGCATATGACGCTGTCAAGCGAGGCGACTATGTTGACGCAGCGGCCAACACCGCCGGCGCAGCAGCAGGCCTGATCCCCGGCGCGGCCGGAACAATCAAGGGAATCAAGGGTGGACTTGAGATGGCGCGACAGTCGCCTGCTCTTAACAAAGCAGCGGAGAACGTTGGGCGTGGATACAGCCTTGCGCGTGTACCTGTAGAACGTCCATTTACCCCGTTGGTGACCACCGTTGAGGCAACAGCACCTGACCTTGGACAGGGAACCACCTATGGATTCAGGCAGGGCTTGAATGACGTGTTGTTACAAAACCCGCAGCTTGGTAACCGACCCAACAAAATTCGAGAAGGTCAAGGAACTTTTACAAATGAAAAAAACGAACTAGAACTAAACCCAATGCTGGCAATTGACGTGCAAGGCGCTGGTAGTATTGGTGACGTTCCTAATGCAAATAAAGCACTGCGCCAACAAATTGCTCAGATGGGCGTTGATTTAAATCAAGAAGCTATGGCGGCGCATAGGTTTATTCCATTGGCAACCAATAATGTCAGAGACGCATCCTCCGCTCTCATTAAAACCAAAGAAGGCTTGACGCCTGACGAGATTGCAGAACTTGCCAAAAAATTAGGCGGCAAAATGGCCGTCACGCACAATCCAAAATTAGGCGGCGTGGTTGTGTTTCCCTTTGGCTCAGTGAGAGAAGGGTTGATCCCTAGGGAGTTGTTAAGAGCGCAACAAGCGGCTGATGACTTGCTTGGAAAACGTGGACAAGTTCAATTTGGCATTTCTGATTTTGGCAAAGACCGAGCATATTTGCAAAAATCTGAGGGTGACTACACCAAAGCTGGCGCACTGCCAATGTCAAAAGAACAACAAAAACAACGTGAAAAACTTCAAGGGTTAGAAAAATTTTTGTTTCCTGCAAGCAGGTCAGGCATACCCGGTCAGGTTAAAGCAGCCCCCGTTGGAGGACTTCAGCCGTGGTCTGTGGGACCTGCGTACCCTACCAGCGTGATTGGAATAGGGAACGGAAATAGAGTCCAATACCAGCCAGTAAACTTCTCGACTGGTAAAGAGGGCGCGAGATACGATAAGTATTTGGAAGCCGAGGCAGAGAGGGCCACAATGCTTGACGAATATCATCGCGCTCTTGTTCCCAAATATCGTTGAGGTTACGAGCATGATTACGAGCCGATTCTTCGTCGAGATGCTCAGAGACTCGAGTGGGATACGCCGTAAGGTTACACAAGACGTACCACGGCCCATCGTCGCCCTTCCAAGGTCTGTAGGTGTGGAAAAATTCCATGGGTTTTTTTTGCATGAGTTCTCTGATAGACCCAGTAATGTAACGCAGGATTAAACACCATGGCAACCCAATTCCCTATAGACCCAGAGTTCAACCGCTTCATCGGCGGCAACCCCGATCAAGACGTTGAGCCCGGGGGTGAGGAGGTGGAGCAGGTCGTTGACATGCCCGAGATGGACGACGCCGATCTTGAGGAGCTACCCGACGGCAGCGTGGTAGTCACGCTGGACACCAAAGGGCCGATGGAGGACGAGGACTTCTACCAAAACCTGTCCGACAGCGACATCATCCACGACATTGACCTCGGGTCTCTTGCCCTGCGTTACATCGAGCTGGTGGAGAAGGACAAGGACGCCCGCAAGCAGCGCGACAAGCAGTACGAGGAGGGCATCAAGCGCACGGGTATGGGCAACGATGCCCCCGGCGGTGCCAATTTCAACGGCGCGTCCAAGGTCGTCCACCCCGTGATGGCCGAGACCTGCATTGACTTTGCCGCCCGGGCCATCAAAGAGATGTTCCCGCCTGACGGCCCGACCAAGACCAAGATCTTGGGCGACGTCACAGAGGAGAAAACCGCCGTTGCCGAGCGCAAGCGCGACTACATGAACTGGCAGTTGACCGAGCAGATTGAGGAGTTCCGCGACGAGCAGGAACAGATGCTGACTCAGCTCCCGCTAGGCGGCTCCCAGTACCTGAAGCTCTGGTACGACGAGAAGAAGAAGCGTCCGTGCGCCCAGTTCCTGCCCATTGACAACGTGCTCCTGCCCTACGCGGCAGGCAACTTCTACACGGCCGAGAGATTCACGGAGGTGGACGACATCTCCGACTGGGACTACAAGCGCCGCATTGACTCCGGCCTGTACCGCGAGACCACCATGACCCGCGCCACCATGGACCCGGAGATGACCGGGTCGCAGAAGGCCACGAACAAGGTGGAGGGCAAGTCCCAGAACGACAACGAGGACGCCGTGCGCCGGGTCTACCACATCTACACATGGCTGGAGCTGGACGACGATCCCGTCACCAACGGTGAGATGGCCCCGTACATCTTGATGATTGACGACCTGTCCAGCGAGGTGATTGGCCTGTACCGGAACTGGGAGGAGGGCGACGAGACAATGACCAAACTGGACTGGGTCATTGAGTTTAAGTTTATCCCATGGCGTGGTGCCTACGCCGTTGGCCTGCCGCAGCTCATTGGCGGCCTCTCAGCGGCCCTTACAGGCTCCCTGCGGGCCTTGCTGGACTCTGCCCACATCAACAACGCTGCGACGCTCCTGAAGCTCAAGGGCGGCAAGATCTCTGGCCAGTCCCAAGAAATTGACGTCACGCAGGTGGTGGAGATTGAAGGTGCCCCGGGCGTGGATGACGTGCGCAAGATGGCCATGCCCATGCCGTTTAACCCTCCGTCGCCGGTCCTTTTTGAGCTTTTGGGCTGGTTGACCAGCGCCGCCAAGGGCGTGGTGACCACCGCCGAGGAAAAGATTGCCGATGTCAACAGCAACACCCCGGTCGGCACCACGCAGGCGCTGATTGAGCAGGGCGCGGTAGTTTTTAGCTCCATTCATGCCCGTTTGCACGAGTCTCAGGCCCGCGTGCTCAAGATTCTGAGCCGAATCAACCGTTGGTATCTGGACGACATGCAGCGCGGCGAGATTGTGGAGGATTTGGACATCAAACGCGAGGATTTTGCCCGCGTGACCGACGTTATTCCGGTTTCTGACCCCCACATCTTCTCCGAAACCCAGCGAATGGCCCAAACCCAAGCGGTTATGGCCATCATGAAAGACAACCCGGACCTGTTCAACAAAAAAGTGGTGATCCAGCGCTTTTTGAAGCAAATCAAGGTGCCCGGGATCAACGAAATCATGGTTGACGTGCCCTCGCCGGTCAAAATGGACGCGGCCAACGAGAACGTTGCCATGGCCATCGGTCAAGGGGCCTACGCCTACCCCGAGCAGGACCACCTTGGCCACATCCAGACCCATTTGGACTTTGCCAAAAGCCCAATCTTTGGCGGCAACCCCATCATTGCGCCGGCCTACCTGCCCAAGTCGGTTGAGCACATCAAGCAGCACATCGTGCTCTGGTACTTGAACCGCATGACGGGCTACGTCCAAAAGGCCATGGGCCAGAAACTTGAGGAATACGACTTGCAGAAGGATCCCAAGGCGGTGGACAAGCTGTTTGCCTTGGCCTCGCAGCACGTTGAGATGGACGCGGACGCCACCCTCAAGGGCATTATGCCGGTCATCCAGCAGTTGGTACAGGGCCTCCAGCAGTTCAAACCACAACCACAGATGACGCCGGACACCAAGGTGTTGCTCGACACCAGCATGGCCGAGACCCAGCGCCGGGCCAAGCGGGACGAGGCAGAAATGGGCCTCAAGGACAAGGCTCTGGCGGCCAAGATCCAGATCGACATGGCCAAGCTGCAACAGGATCAGAAGGAGGCCATGGAAGACCTGCAACTAAAGCTGGCCATTGCCGTCGGCGACCGAGACATGAAAGAGCGCATCGAAACAGCCCGTTTGACACGCGATGCGGCCAAGCTCAATTTTGAGCAAGTCAAGGCTGAACCAACCCAAGGAGTGAACTATGGCAACCAGTGATCAGGAACAGAAGAGCGTGCAGGTGCCCCAGCACAAGCGCATGGCTATGGGCGAGAAGCTCAATGGCCAGAGCATGAAGGGCAGCACCACCCCAACCAAACAAGCAGGAGGTCTGTCACAAGCTAAGAAAAAATGAAGACCCTCTCGGACTTGATCGGCGGAATTAAGGCTCGTCAGGCTGATATAGCCTCGTCCCTCGTTGCTGGAAATGCAGCGAACTGGGAGTCTTACACCCGACTGGTCGGTCACAACGCGGGCCTGCAAGAGGCCCTCGAAATTCTAAACAATTTGATGAAAGAAGATGAAAATGAGTAACCCGGTAGCTTCTAACGAAGCTGAGATGGCTTGGGCATTTCCGAGCGTAGATCCCGGTGCAAAACCTCTTGGTGGACGTATTTTGGTACAACTCCGCCGTTCAAAAAAGGCAACAACTGCATCCGGAATTATTTTGGTCGAAGAAACCAAGGAAACCGAAAAATGGCAAAACATGGTGGCGAAAGTCATCGAAATTGGCCCACTGGCATTCAAGCATCGTGACACGATGGCGTCTTGGCCAGAGGGCTCTTGGTGCGCAGTGGGTGATTACATTCGCGTGCCCAAGTGGGGTGGCGACCGCTGGGAGGTAAAAGTACCCGGCGAGGACTCTCACGAGGCGTCCGCCCTGTTCATGGTCCTGAACGACCACGAAGTTATTGCCCAGCTCACGGGTGATCCTCTCAAAGTGAGGGCATTCTTATGAGCACCGAGGACAAAACTGAAGAAATCAACGTCGTTGAGGAAAAAGACGGCTCCGTCACGGTGGACCTGCCGGACCAACTGGCCGACCAAATTGACCGTGGCTCTGACGTCAGTGCAGACGACCCCGGCGACGTTGATCACCCCGACGACTCTGACGCAGTGCGCGAGGCCCGCCGCAACCGCCGCCGGGCCAAAAAGGTGTACATCAAGCGCACCAACGAGGAGAAGGACCAGCGCCTCGGCCTGCTGCAACGCCAGAATCAGGAACTGATGGAGCGGCTGTCCGTGGTGGAGCGCAAGACCCACGGGGCGGACATGGCCCGCTACGACAAGGCCATGGAGGACGAGCAGTACCGTCTGAAATACGCCCAGCAGAAGATGAAGGAGGCCACAGACAACTCCGACGGGGAGGCGTTTACCAAGGCGCAGGAGCTTTGGTACGACACCCGACGCAAGCTGGAGGCGATGAACAACTACAAGGAGCAGGTTGCCAAAGCCGGCTCCTCGGAATCATCGCCGGCCGACCCCAAACTGGTGCGATTGGCCAATGACTGGATGGAGGCAAACTCTTGGTACGACCCGGAGGCCGGGGACGAGGACACCCAAATTGCCAAGGTTATTGACAAGCGCCTTGCCGCCGAGGGCTGGAACCCGGCCACCAAGGATTATTGGGATGAGCTTGACAACCGCTTGCAAAAGCGCCTACCTCACCGTTATACTAGAGATACTGGCGAGAATTCCAGAAGGAGTCCCCGAAGTGTGGTCACAGGTTCAAGTCGTGAGTCTAGTCGCGGTAATGGCAGCCAATTTGTTTTGGAACCCGAACAGGTCCGAGCAATGAAAGATGCCGGTTTTTGGGATGATCCCGAAAAACGCAACAAGATGATTAAGCGATACGCAATCGAAGCCCGCAACAGAAGGAACTAAACATTATGGATGCTCGTCTCAAAAAAACCCTCAACGCAGGTGGCCGTGAAACCCGATCTTCACAAGATTTATCACGAGCCGCTCCCGAAGAGGAGTTCATTTCAAAGCAGGAACGTCGCAAGATGTGGAGCGATGAATGGACACAAAGTGCGCTGCCGAAGGTTCCGGATATTCCGGGATGGCATCTTTGCTGGTTATCAACCACCAACGGTTACGACAGTATCGACAAGCGGATGCGATTGGGGTATGTTCCCGTGAGAGCGGATGAGTTACTCGGATTTGACAATTACCGCGTAAAGGCTGGCGAAGACGTAGGTTTTATTGCGTGCAATGAGATGCGCCTGTACAAGATCCCAATGGAGCTTTATCAGGAGGTCATGACTCAAATGCACCATGAGGCACCCATGGAAGAGGCGGACAAAGTCCAAATCCAAATTGGTCAGCTTCAGGGCAACCGCGATAGCTCAGGCAAGAGTCTGGGAAGTGTTGAAGGTGAAGGCTTTGGCAATTTGAACCGAAACGTCCAAACGCCCGTGTTTTACGGGTGAGGACTTAACAAAGGAGTTAATGTGAATTACGTTCTGGCATATGGTCGACTGATTGCACGCGCTACAAAGCGCGGATGCGTCAACGGCTATGTTGAGCGTCATCACATTCTTCCTAAAGCGCTTGGCGGTTCTAACGACAGTAGCAATCTGATTGCGTTGACGGCAAGGGAGCACTTTGTTGCCCACCTATTGTTGGCGCGAATTTATGGTGGGTCCATGTGGCACGCTGTAACGTTTATGAAGAAAGATGGGCGAGGTTCGTCGCGTTCTTTTGAAATTGCAAGAAAACAACTGTCGTTGTCAATGATCGGAAACAAAAAAACTCTTGGGCGCAAAGCCTCTGATGATGAAAAATCCCGCTTGTCTGTATCTCGTAAAGGGAAAAAAGGCAGGGTTCAGTCAGAAGAGACAAAAACGCTTTTGAGTTCTTTCAACAGTGGAAAAATTATTCCTCAAGCAACCAGAGACAAAATTTCTGAGTCGCAAAAAGGAAGGGCAAAACCGGAAGGATTTGGCGCGAAAGTGTCAGCTTCTTTGACAGGCAAGCCCAGACCACAATCCGTTAAGGATAAGTTGTCTGCTCATTACGCTGCTTTGCGCGAGGCAAAAACACTTTTGTCCCTAGTCTCTTCTACATCTTCTAAACTTTCAAAGGAAACAATATGAGTGCATCATCTGCACCTTTTGGTTTAAGGCCTTCGTTCCACCCATCGGGTCTGGATCGCGCTGTGGCGCTTGCGAGCGGTATTGCTTCCGGTTATTCAACCGGACTTCTGAAGGGTCAACCTGTGGCCCTTAACACCTCTGGAAACATCATTGCTGCTGTTGCTGGCAGCGCCTACCAAGGCGCTTTTGCTGGCCATGAGTACACTGATACGACCGGCCGGCGTATTGTCAGCAACCAATGGACTGCAAGCACTGCATACCAAACTGGTTCTGAAGTGACCTACTACTACTCTGACCCGAATATCGTTTACGACATTCAAGCAGACGGTAGCTTGGCTCAAACCTCAATCGGTGATCAAGCAAACTTTACAAACATCAGTGCTGGTTCTACCAGCACAGGTTTGTCTCAATGCACGATTTCCACGTCCCTTGCGGGATCAAGCGCGGTCGGTGATATGCGTATCATCGGTCTTTCTAACGGCGTTGACAACGCTTGGGGCGATGCTTTCACAGTTGTGCAAGTACAAGTCTCACGCAGTCAGTTCGTTGCAACCATTAACGCCATCTAAGGAGTCCAATCATGGCAGCACCAATGCGCAGTACGGACTTTAGAAGCATCGTTGAACCAATAATGAACGAGTGCTTTGATGGAGTCTATGACCAACGTACCGATGAATGGTCACGGGTTTTCCGTGAGCAGGACGGTATCCCCCGCAACTACCACGAAGAACCCGTCCTGTACGGTTTTGGCGCGGCTCCCCAGTTGCCTGACGGTACTCCTGTCAGCTACCAACAGGGCGGCGTGCTCTTCTTGCAGCGCTATATTTACAACGTGTATGGCTTGGCCTTTGCGTTGACTAAAGTGCTGGTTGAAGACGGCGACCACATCCGTATCGGGCAGGTTTATGCTCGCCACTTGGCTCAGTCTCTGATCGAGACCAAAGAGACCCTGTGCGCGAACATCTTGAACCGTGGTTTCAACTCCAGCTACCCCGGTGGCGACGGCGTGTCTCTAATCAGCACTGCCCACCCCATCGTGAACGGCACGTTCAGCAACCAGTTGACCACTGCGGCCAACCTGAGCCAGACCAGTCTGGAACAGATGCTGATCCAAGTCCGCCAAGCTGTAGACAACAACGGCAAGAAGATCCGTCTGGTGCCCCGCCAACTGGTGGTCGCCCCGGGCAACGTCTTCCAAGCCGAAGTTCTGTTGAAGAGCGTCCTGCGGTCTGGTTCTGCCAACAACGACCTGAACCCTGTTAAGTCTATTGGCTTGCTGGACGAAGGCGCTGCTGTTATCAGCCGCTTGACGAGCGCCACCGCGTTCTTCATCCAGACCGACGCGCCAGAGGGCATGAAGCTCATGATGCGTCGCAAGCTGGAGAAGACCATGGAAGGCGACTTTGAGACCGACTCGATGCGCTACAAAGCCACCGAGCGTTACATCCCCGGGTTTACCGACCCGCGTGCAATGTACGGTACGCCCGGCGTCTAGGGTAACCGCAGTGTCTGGGGTAAAAGGCCAACCTAGACGCGGAAAACACGTTGTGTGTTCTGCGGAGGGTTGTTCTTTCCCAGCAAAGTACACGGGCATGGGTTTGTGCTCTACGCATCGAAATCGTTTGGTTCGCCACACAAAATTCGATGCTAAGGTGCAAACTCGTGAACCCGCAACGGGTGTATGTAGCGTAGAGAAATGTGACGCAAACGTCTTTGCTAAACGTCTTTGCAAAACCTGTTACGCACAGGAATATGCAAAGAAAAATCCGCAAAAAGTGTGCGCCATGGCGTCCAAAAGACGCGCATCAATACGAAATAGAACACCTAGTTGGTTAACAACCGACGATTTTTGGTTGATTGAAGAGGCTTATTCTCTTGCGCAAATGCGAACTAAGTTGTTTGGGTTCAAATGGCACGTTGACCACGTCCTTCCGCTTCATGGCAAAAAGGTATCTGGACTTCATGTTCCAATCAATTTACAGGTAATACCCGCAAAAATAAACCAACAAAAATCAGCTAGTTTTATTATTTGACTCTCAACGGTTTCATGACCAAAAGGAGAAAATTGTGCCCCAATTCTCAGACGATTTGTTTCTAGGTTCCGCCATTACCTATCAAGGCGCGGACGCCTACCCTGCTGTTTCAACTTTCACTGGTTCAATTGCCACCACGACATTGACCGTCACCGCCATGCTGTCGGGTGACAATATTGCTGTGGGTATGTTTATTGACAGTTCAACGTCACTCACCAACGGCACCTACATTACCGCGTTTGGTACGGGTTCTGGCGGCATAGGCACTTACACCGTCAGTGCTTCGCAAACGGTAGCAAGCGCCACCATCATTGGCTCTGGGAATGCTTTGCTGCAAAACCCATCGCCCATGAGCGTAGGTGTTGGCCCGTTAGGCCGCCTTTATGTTTGGGACGCTGTACCGCAGGCAAAGCTGACAACCAACATTGTTGCGGCAGTCATTACAACTGCGACAACTTTGACCCTTGCCGCCGGCGCAGGCGTGACATCAGTCACCACAACTAGTGGTGCCACGGTGTTGCAACTTGACTGCCCACGCGGTGTTTCCACAACCACAGGCGCTGGCTCACCAACTACTGTCAACATTACGGTTTCTGGTTACGACTACTACGGTCAGGCCATGAGCGAGGTGATTGCGACGGGCACCGTGGCGTCAACAACTGTCAGTGGTAAAAAAGCCTTTTACCAAATCTCCAGTGTTGTCTCTTCTGGCGCAAGCGTGGTCACCGTTGCGGTAGGTACAACAGACATTTTGGGTGCGCCACTGCGCATCACTGATGCTGGGTACATTACTCGCGCTGGTTGGAACAGCACCCTAGCTGAAGATGCTGGTACTTTCGTTGCTGCCGCTACGTTGACGGCCACCACCACCACTGGTGATGTGCGCGGAACCTACACCCCCTCCTCGGCGGCAGACGGCATCAAGCGCCTTGTGATGGGTATAGCCCTGCCAGCAATAGCGGCAGGCCCAAATGCAACCCGTGTTGGCGCTTTCGGCGTCACACAAGCATAAGGAGAGCGACATGGGTCAATTTAAACCAATGGTCAAGATGGAGACCACTGAGCCCTCAGTTGAGCTAAAGCTCAAAAAGGGTGGCAAGGTAGCCAAGAAGGCTGACGGAGGCATGATGGGTTCGCCCATGAGCGCCGCCGGTGCTATGCCCCTACCTATGCCTGCCCGAGGCGGCATGATGGGTGCCAAGGCCCCTATGAAGCCGTCTCTGGCCATGCGCCGGCGTGCCATGCGCGGTCGGCCATCCGGTGCCGGCCCGGCAGGCCCAGTCGGTGGCGCTGCTCAAATGCAGCCCTCGATGCCGTCCGCAATGCCGGCTCCGATGAAAAAGGGCGGCAAGGCTGACACGGCTCAGGACAAGGCCATGATCAAAAAGGCCTTCAAGCAGCACGACATGCAAGAGCACAAGGGCGGCAAGGGCACAAAGCTGGCTCTCAAAAAGGGCGGCAAGATGGCCACTGGGGGCGTCACAAACGGCCAAGGCGGCTTTAAAAGCGGCGGCATGACCAAGAAGATGGCCACCGGCGGCGTAGTCAAAGGCCAAGGTGGTTATGCCACTGGCGGCGTTGCCAAGTCAAACGGCGGCGGCTACAAAGAAGGCGGTGCCACAAAAAAGGCTTACGCGGCGGGGGGTACTGTTAAATCAGGCCGTCCCGTTGCGATGCCCCAAGGTAACAAGAAGCCATCGCAGCCCGTAAGCATTAACCAGTTGTCTGGCACCTTCAAAAGGGGCGGCAAGGTCAGGAAAATGGCTATGGGTGGCAATCCAGAATTGACACCTGAAGATCAACAACGGGAACAGCTAGTTGCTGATAAACTACGGCAGGACCAAAATAGCTATTACGGCCAAGGCAATGTGGAATCTATTGCTAATCCGCAATCTATAGAGTTTCCGGCCCGGTCGGTGTCGCCGCCCCAGATGTCTTATCCTGATTTCAGCCAAGACCCGGGTTTGCAAGAGGTTCGTCTTGAGCCGCCACGTGATTTTGAGCCGCCACGTGATCCTGACATAACGCGCCCAACAATGCTGGGGGACGGACGTCCACCAATGCCGGGCCGTGTAGATGAAACGGGTCGTGGGTATGGGTCTTATAGGCCTGAGCCTAAAGTCACACCTTACTATGCCAGAGCTTACAAGGCTGGAGGGAAAGTTGCCCCAATCAAACGTATGACCGGCGGTCGTTCGGTAAAGTGCTGAACCTAAGTGGGGGCCTCGGCCCCTGCTTTTAACTGGAGAAAAATATGGCTGATGCAGTGACAAGCCAGACGCTCATAGATGGTGAGCGCACGGTCATTATGAAATTCACAAACATCAGTGACGGCACTGGTGAATCTGCGGTTTTGAAGGTAGACGTGTCTGCCCTGACGGCAAGCGCATCGGGCGCTGCATGTGACAGGGTTACAGTCACCAAAATTTACATTGCCAACCACGGCATGGAAGTCAGGATGTTCTGGGACGCCTCAACGGACGTGCCGTTCTTTCTGTCATCGCCCGGTGCAACCCAGACGCTTGACATGAGCGCCTTTGGTGGCATTACCAACAACGGCGGCACCGGCGTGACTGGTGACATCATGTTTAGCACGGCTGACGCCTCGGCTGGCGACACCTACTGGTGCATCTTGGAGATGGTCAAGGGGTATGCGTGATGCCAAGCAAATCATCTTCGCAGCACAATTTTATGCAGGCGGTTGCACACAACCCTGCGTTCGCCAAGAAGGTTGGCATCTCTCAAAAAGTTGGCAAAGAATTTGCCAAGGCTGACGAGGGCAAGAAACTCAAAGGGGGCGGCTTGTATGCAAATATCAACGCTAAACGTGAAAGAATCTCTGAAGGCTCTGGCGAAAAGATGCGCCGAGTGGGCAGCAAGGGTGCGCCAACGGCTGGTGACTTTAAGCAGTCGGCTAAGACTGCCAAAGTGAAATGAGCAAAAAGAACGTCAGTCTGGCCATCGGGCGCGGTGAAAAGCTGCCTGTCTCCAAGGGTGCCGGCCTGACCGCCAAGGGCCGGGCTAAGTACAATGCAGCAACTGGCAGCAACCTCAAGGCTCCACAGCCTCAAGGCGGCGCACGCAAGGATTCGTTCTGTGCCCGTTTTTCTGGTATGCCGGGACCGATGAAAGATGAGAAAGGCAAGCCGACCCGCAAAGCGGCAGCCCTAAACAGGTGGAAATGCTGATATGGCTTACTCGGGCACAGTTGGTACGACCGTCATCACGGTACAAACGCTGATCGACCACGGCGCACGTCGCTGCGGCAAGCTGGCTGGAGAGTTGACGTCTGAGCAGGTACTAAGCTCCCGCGAGTCGCTTTTCTTCCTGCTGTCCAATCTGATCAACATTGGCATCCAGTACTGGGCCATCAGCAAGAAGGTTTACGGCTTCACGCCCGACAAAGCAATCTACCTGCTCCCTTTGGGCGGCAATGACGTGCTGAACGCCCTGTACCGCTTCATGAACCGCCCTGATGGCTCGTACACCAGTTCGGCCGGCGGGACCGTTGCAAACGTCTATGACGGCGACGTGGAGACGGTCTGCACCCAGACCTCGGCCAACGGCAACATTGCTGTTGACTTTGGACCGTCCAACCCAATTTTCATCGGCTCCATCGGCTTTCTGCCGGCCTCCAGCGGCACTAAATCATTCATCCTTGAATACTCGTTGGACAACGTGACTTGGGCAACCTTGGTGGATCTTGGGTCCATCACCGTGGTTGATAACGAGTGGATCTGGACCGACATTGCCAACGGGCAAACCGTGTCGTACTACCGCATTCGGGCATACAGCGGGACAACCCTGAGCCTGCGAGAGTTGTATTTTGGCAACAACAGCACCGAAATCACCATGTCGCGCCTGAACCGCGACGACTACACCAACCTGCCCAACAAGAACTTCACAGCCAACCAGCCGTTCCAGTTCTGGTTTAACCGCACCATCCCGCAGAGCGAGATTGTGTTGTGGCCAACGCCTCAGAATGCCTTCTACCAGATGGTGGTTTGGTACTCGCGCCAGATTATGGACGTGGGTGACCTGTACGGCGAGCTGGAGGTCCCACAGCGCTGGTACGAGGCCGTGGTGATGATGCTGGCTCACCGGATGAGCCTTGAGCTGCCCGGCGTGGACATGGCCCGCGTGCAGTACCTTGAGGGTCAGGCGGCAAAGTACTTGGCCATGGCCGAGGAAGAGGAGCGCGACAAATCGCCGATCTACTTTGCCCCCAACATCAGCGTTTACACAAGGTGACCAATGGCCATCTTTCTGGACACCCTCGGATACTCTGACATTGCGATTGCGGTGTGCGACCGCTGCAAGATGAAGCGTCCGCACGCCGTGATGCGCAACGACCCCAACTTGCCGGGGCTCAGAGTGTGCAACGAAGGCTGTGCAGATGAGCTTGACCCTTACCGCCTGCCGGCTCGCAAAACCGAAAGAATAACAATTCGGTTTCCACGTCCCGACCTCCCAATTGGTGCTGGCGATAACTATTTGCTCACGGGCGGCGAGACCAGCGTGTACCAGATCTCGACTGAGGGTAATACCCAGACTCCAACATCTACCGGGAACAGGGACACCATTTCACCAAACCCGCCAGACAACACGAGCACATAATGTCCGCACAAG